CGGCATCAAGGCGCCACAACACTCTCGTCATCGTACCGACAAGGGCGATGCCTGGGCACGCAAGGTCGGTGGCAACGTCCCACCTCGTAAGGCAGAGCCAGAAGACGAAGAATAACCTGTGATAGGGTCTGGGCATGATTACAGACCGCCCATGGGGAACATACGAAGTACTAACCGCATCTGAGACTCATCAGGTAAAGCGCATTGTTGTGCATCCTGGTAAGCGCCTCTCATACCAGACACATGAACAACGCTCTGAATACTGGGTAATTGTTTCTGGAACTGGCACAGTAACAATTGATGGCATTCAATCAATGGCATTAGGTGGAGACGCCTTTATTATTGAACAAGGTATTGCTCATCGTATTGCTAATACTGGAGAAGAAGATCTTATTTTTATTGAGACGCAATTAGGTCTCTACTTTGGCGAAGATGACATCGTGCGCCTTGAAGATGACTTTGGTCGCTCATGATGGAGAAGACTTGGGACTACAGAGAAAAAGAGATACGTGAGGAGATTGCTCAACGTATTGAAGATGAACTAGAGGGAATGCTACCTCCAGTAGATGATGTTGAGATTGCTGTGTATACCGCAATTACTTGGGTTATTGATTTGATACGAGGCAACCATTGAGCAGTCCTACTCGTTTATTTTGCCGACCATTCCGAAGAATTCAATCCTCAATACCTAAAAACTTTAAGAAAAATAAAAGGTACTTTAAAAAAGGTTGGATAATGGGCGGTGTATCTGATAGTTGGGGTTTTGCATTTGAGTTCTACCCAAAAGATCGAGCATTGACTATTGCTTTTATACATTGGTATGTAATTATTGAGAAGGACTATAACTGATGTGGTCATGGGTACTGGCAATTATCGGCGTCACAGGCATCTTCTTTGTTGGTCGAAAGACTGTGTGGGGATGGCTTGTTTTACTTTTTAACGAAGTGCTATGGATTACTTACGCATTAATCACAGATCAGTATGGCTTTATATTTTCCGCGTTAGCATACGCAGCAGTTTATATTAAATCTTATTTACATTGGAGACAAGACGCATGAGGGATTACTAATGGAAATATTTCTTATTGGATTAATGATTGGTCTTGTCATTGGCAGAGCCTTTGATGTGTGGGTTGATTGGAAATATAAGAAGTGATCGTTACTCTTTCCAAAGAAGAAGTACGTGCCTGTGCAGATATTGCATTAAACCGATGGATGATGAAGTTTGGCAGTGTTGATCGCCCTAACTATGCAGGAGAGAATAAGAAGTACCTAGAGCCAGAGATTGCGGCTAATGTACGAACTATCGTTGCAGAGTATGCAGTTGCTAAGTTATACAAGCAGCCCTTTACATTTCCTTTTTATACAAACGAGGAACATTATTTCAGAAAAGACTTTCCTGATGTAATGCCCTGCTATGAGGTCAAGTCAGTACGTACCAAGGATGAGATTCCAGTCTTTCCTAAAGACATCAGACCTGGGGTGATCTTGGTTGGTGCACGAGTTCTAGACCGTGATTACTACTCAGAAGTTGAGGTTTATGGCTGGCTTCCTACTGAAGAGTGCACCAAGGACGAGTATCATTACCCTCCAGAGAATTCTTGGAGAATTCCTATAGACAAGTTTAACGACACTATTCCAGGCTAGGAGACGTAATGGCTGACAAAGGCACAGTAGCGGCAATGATTGAAGTTGCAAAGAAAGAAGTAGGGGTTATTGAAGGCCCTAAGGATAACGAGACCAAGTACGGCGCCTTTACCAAGGCTAACTACTTAGCATGGTGCGGAAGTTTCTGTATGTGGGTGGCAAACCAGGCTGGTGTAAAGATTCCTAATACTATCTCGACAGTTGCAGGCGCAGCGACATTTAAGAAGATGGGCACATGGTTTGACGCAGATTGCGGTCAATCACCACAACCAGGAGATATCCTGTATTTTGATTTCCCAGGAGACGGTGTCGATCGAATTTCTCACGTAGGTATCTGCACAGGTATTGACTCTGACGGAGTCGTTTTGACTATCGAAGGAAACACTAGCGGCAAGAAAAAGGGAGACCAGAGAAATGGCGGAGAGGTCTGCGAGCAAACTCGTGGCTACAAGGTCAACAAGAAGAAGGTTCTTGTCTCCATCGTTGGTTGGGGTCGTCCTAACTACAAGGGCAACGAGGTCAATGTAGATGTACCTATGTCAGAGGCCCCAGCGTTCCCTGGACAGATCAAACCAGGAGCCAAGGGAGAATCTGTTAAGTTGGTTCAGAAGGCTCTAGGATTGGCTGCAGACGGCGATTACGGCCCAGGCACAAAGAAGGCAGTTGTTGCATTTCAGGACAATCACGACGTAGTGGACTCAAATGGCATCATTGGGCCTAAGACATGGGAAGAATTGGTCAAACTACTCTAAACGGACAATTTAGACTCTAGCCCTCCAGGGTTCCAGTAATGGTATCCTTGGGGGGCGTTTCTAATGAGGGAGAGTAATGACAACGATTATAGCGGTGCAGTATGAGGACAAAGTTGTTTTTGCTGCCGATAACCAGGTAACTGGTGATGACGGTCGTATTTACCACCATCCTCGAATGGAAAAGATTACAGAACGCAATGGTTACTTAATTGCTGGTTCTGGAGAAGTTGCACCTTGCGATATTGCACAGCACTTGTGGAATCCGCCAAAACCAACTGCAAAAGATCTCCAAGACATCTATCACTTCATGATTGTTAAAGTGATGCCTTCTCTCAGAAAATGCCTTACAGAGAATGGTCATGACTTCAATGAGGGTAAGGGAGATGGAAAAGGTAATGATTCTCGCTTTAACTTCCTAGTTGCAGTTGGTGGTCAGGCATTTGATGTTGCCGATGACTGCTCTATCTGTATGAGTGACGACGGAATCTACGGAGTAGGTTCTGGCGCTAGTTATGCAATTGGGGCACTCCATGCAGGAGCCAAGCCTCTCAAGGCTTTAGCCGTTGCTGAGAAATTAGATATGAATACATCTGGGCCGTTTTTAGTCAAGGAGCAATATAAGTAACTGTTTGTGATGCGGATCACAGCAGTTGTGAGTTAGATTAGTCACACAACTGAATAAGTGGCTCCTGAGCAAGAGCACGCAAAAACGGCTCCTTTATTATGTTAAGATTTTGGAATGTCAAAAACACAAGATAAGCGTTTACAAAGAAAACAAGACCATGCCGAGTTTATGTGGCAACAAGCCCAACTCAAGGCAGCACTGGCTAAGACCAACCTGGATTTAGCCGTAGAAACTTTTAAGGATTTGAATAAAGAAATGACAGAAGAACAAGTTAAAGCAACACAAGAACAGACAGAAATACAGTACAAGCGCATTGAACAGTACTTAATGAGCGAAAAAGAACTCTATTTAGAACGTATGGGCATCCTCCAGGACTGATAATAGAACCTAAGTCCTGAGGGGGAATCGAGACAGGTTATGTTCATGAAGAGTCTAAACAATGTATTGATGCGTATTGTTGCAGTATTTGCAGCAAGCGGTCTGTCAGTTATTGGCGCTGGTGCTATCGCTGGTATCTCAACTATCAAGGCGGTAACAGTCGCAGGTCTTACTGCAGTTGCTGCAGTTGTAGAAAAGTTGGCCCGTGCTTTTATGGACGATGGAAAACTAACTCTCGACGAAATCAACGCAGCATTTTCAACCGTTGATAAAGGTGCAAAGACAGTTGCAGACGCAGAAGTCGAGACTCGTCAAGCAGCAGACAAAGCATCAAAGAAAGCACCTGCTAAAGAAGAAGACCCAAACTACAACTAGTCTTTAGTTGAGTAGAAGCCTCCACCTCTAAAAGCAAGGCCAAAGGTATTAAAGACACGCTGAAGAGCGTAGCCACACTTGTCGCAGTGATAACCAGGATCTGCATCAGTGATGCTACGCTCTTTCTCGTAATCTAAATCGCACTGAATGCATGAGTATTCGTATGACGGCACTAATCTTCCTCCAAATGTTTTTCTTCGCAATCTCTTGCAAGAATCATAACAACGTATCGTTTGCCGCATATACTACAAGAAAACTTTGCAATATAGGCTGCGTCATCCATACTGTTATTATGGCCTTACACCACGAGATAAAAGGGGCAAAATAGGAACATGAACCAGAACCTTTCTATGGAGCAGTTCTCACCACAGAGAAGCATCACTATGGCTGGTGCAATGCCTAGAAGTTCAACGTTTGATGAAAAGCAACTTCCAAAGATTTCTGGTGAACAGAACAAGTATGCTCCTGGAGCAAACACTCCCGTAGCAAAGCCAGGGTTCTTCTAATGACAACTACCGCTACGCATGAGGCTATGTCAGCACTTGACCGTTGCGATAAGTGCGGAGCACAGGCGTTAGTCAGAGCGACTCTTGCTAATGGTGAACTTTATTTTTGCGGCCATCACGGTCGAGAGATGAGCGCTAAACTAGTTGCATCATCGTTAGTTGTTTATGATCCAGAAGGTGTGTTTAATTATGGAAGATAGATATGAAACTGGTAAAGGACTCTTTGGTGGTCCTGGTGGTACTTATGGTCGTTACTCTGTAGGAAGTCGTGTTACGGCACAAGGAAAATCATTGAGAAATTTATCAACACAGTTTGACTCTGCAGAAGATATTGAAGAGCAACAACGTCGTCGTTTTGGTCGACGTCGTGAGTCAGGCTACTCAGGTGCAGGATTTTGGTTTTTAAATTATCCATACATGGTTGGATCATCAGGGTCAGGAACTGGTAGTTATGATACTAGAGACCAAAATCAACCAGTAAGCGATGGAAGCGATACGGCGTCATCAGCAGACGGTATGGGTTCTGGTGGAACTGCTGCAGGGTTTATTGGTGGATTAGACTAATGGCAGATCAAGTTCCACAGTTAAACAGAAAACCATTAACTGTAAATCCAAATAGAAAACAACGTAAACAAGAGTTTGGATTTAACTCAAATCTTGGTTACAAATCAAAAGCAGAACCAAGTGTTGTTTCATGGGCTAACCGTGGTAAGGGTGTACAAGGTGAATCTGTAAATTCACAAAACGTTGCTTCTAAGTTTGTCATTCGTAAAGCAGGCAAAGCGCTATAATTCTCTAAGAGGAAAGTAAGTATTCCGAGGGGAAAACTTGAAAGCATTGCGTCTATTCGCAACACTATTTCTTACAGCACTCCTTTATTTATTAGGCCAATCAACTTCGTATGCAGATGACGTTGTACCACCTGCGCCAGAACAGGTGGTAGTTAGTCCTGCCCAAGCAGCAGTTAACACAGCACTTGCTACAGCAACGACTGAAGTTGCACAAGCAGTGTCTGCTTCAGAGACAGCAACAGCAACAGTTGCAACAGCAGTAACTGCAGTCACAACTTCTAACACAGCAGTTGCAGCAGCAACCACCGCAGTAACAACAGCGGTTGCAGCGGTAGCCGAAGTTGCTAATACAGCACCAGCAGTTGCAACAGCAGCAACTATCATTACAGATGTAACAACAGCCGTACTTACCGCAGTTAATGCAACTGCAGCAATTCCCGTAACTGCAACAACAGCAAGTCCAGAAGTTGCTGCTGCACAAGCAGCAGTTACTGCAGCAACACCAGTAGTAACTGCAGCAGCAGAGACAGTAGTAACAACCTCTAACACCTTGTCAGCAACTCCACTTACTACAGTTGCAGAGGTTGCAGCAGCGGTAGCAACAGAGGCTGCCCAAGCAGCCACAGCAACTACTGCAGTGCAAACCGCAAGTACAGCAGTAGCCACCGCAACAACCGCAGTAGCAACAGCAACCACTGCGGTAGCAGCAGTAACTCCAGCACGCACAGAAGCACAGACACAATTAACACAAGCAAACGTCGCAATCAACAATGCACAAGATGCAGTTAATGCACTAGCAGCAACTGTTGGTGCATCAACAAATGTCTTGGCCAATACTGATGATGCTGGCGTTCGTATGAACTTACCGTTTAACCTACGCATGGGTAACACCGTTTATACCAACGTATATGTAGGTTCAAACGCAACTATTACTTTTGGTGTTAACGAAGGTGGAAACTACTACTCAACTCCTAATGCTCCTTCAATTTCTGTAGCAGGTTACGACTGGACTACTTGGAGTAACGGTTCTGGAGTTACTTATTCAACAACTACAAACACCCTTACTGTAGCCTGGGATGTTCGGGTTTATCCTTTAAGAACAGCCGATACTCAGATGACACAGATTAGATTTAATGCCGATGTAAACCCAGCAGATGGTGCATGGGCAGCAGATGTCAGCGTGACTGGTCCTATTCCAAATGGTGCTCGTTTTAATATTCGTGAGACTACTAATGGAACTGTCACTGCTATTACTGACACAAACTCTGGTCCTGGATTCAATGGAACTATCAGTCAAGGCACTGCATTTATCCCAATCCCAGATCCAAGTACTGCAGTAGTACAGTCAGCCATCGATGCTGCTAACGCACAGATTGCTACATTAAATACTGCCGTTACTGCTGTTGTTGCTACAAATGCTGCAACTACAACTGCAGCAACAGCAATTCCTGCAATCGCTACTGTTTCTGCAAACACCGTAACTGCATTAGCAACAGCGACTACATCTTTAACCGATAAAGTAACTGCACTTGCAACTGTGTCTACTGCTGTTGAAAAAGTAAATACAGCACCAACAATTATTGCAGTAGCGCAAGCAGTTATTGATACTGTTCCAGCACCTACTCCTCCGACTCCTCCAGCACCTGCATTAGTTGCTGAACCAGAACCACAGCCGCAACCAGACCCACAGCCATTGCCAGAGACACAACCTGAACCACAACCCGACGTTTCACCTGAACCTACTCCTGATCCTGTAGAGGAAGCACCTGTTGTTCCTGATACTGACACAGAGCCTGACTTGCCTCCGCAACCTGTTGAAGAGCCTCCTGCGCCTGTTGATGAACCTCCTGTAGCAATTCCTGATCCTGATGGCTCGATTGGTGAGCCAGAAGTTCCAACTGAGCAACCAGTAGACCCAGCGCCTGGACCTGAGCCTGAGACTCCTGTAGAACCTGCTCCTGAGCCAGAACCAGAGCCTGAACCAATTCCTGATCTTCCACCTGAACCTGCTCCAACTCCTGCAGAAGAGGTTACAGCCGCTGTGACGGATGCGCTATCTGACGGAAAGTTAGATTCATCAGAAGTTTCTGCTATTGCTGATGCTATGGCAGCAGATGGAAAAGTGGATGCTAAAGAGGCAGCCCAACTCGTTGATGCCTTGGCAAGTGATGGAAAACTTTCAGTTGCAGATCAAAATGCAGTCCTGGATGCTCTGGCCTCTGATGGCAACGTCAGCAAGGCAGACGTGGCAGTCATTGTTGCTATGGCATCTCAAGATGGGAACCTGTCAACTGCTGAACGAGGAATTGTTGCGGAAGCACTTATCTCTTCTGTTGCCCCTGGCGATACTCTAACAAAAGAACAGGTTCAAGATGCAGGTATTGAGTACAAAGACTTACCAGCAGCAACTCCTGTCGAGGTTAGACAAGATGAGAATGGTAATGAAGTTATCATTACTGCAGAGGTTGCAGTGCAAGTTGAATTGCTACAAGATCCAGGAGCATTACTTAACGAAGTGTTTACAGATCCAGGTGCAGTACTAGACGCTCTTGGAAGTGTTGGTGCTGATATGTCTCCAGAAGAACGCAAAGAAGCAACTGACATGGTTGTTGCAACAGTTGTTGCTGCAGGTGCTGCTATGAATGCAGTTGGTGCAGCCGCTGGTGCAACAGGTGGTGGATCACGAAGTGGTGGAGGCGGTTCTGGTGGTGGAGGCGGTGGAGGCGGAGCCTCTGGTGAGAGCAAGGCAATGAGACGAAGAAAGGAAGCGATATGAGAGTAATAAAAGACATGATTGACCAACTCTGGACACTCCTTGGCATGTTCATTGCATGGGTTGTTCTTGATGGAAGCGCAAAAACCATTGTTGGATATGCAATTGTTGCAACTCTAGTTGCATGGGCTATCACGTATCCCCTGCGTAACCGAGACGAATAAGAGATTATTAGCCGAGGGCATCTAGTAAGGAGAAACATGGATATCAACGTACTTAAGGCTGCAGGAGCAACTTGGCTTCGTGCAAGTGCTGCTGCTGTAGCAGCGCTCTACATGTCAGGAATTTCGGACCCAAAGATTTTGGCTAACGCCTTTATTGCAGGTCTACTTGGACCAGCAGCAAAGTTTATAAATCCAAAAGATCCATCATACGGCTTCGGCAAGAAGTAATTTAGAGGAGATGCACCAGTGACAAATACCTTTATGACAATTGGAATTGTCACTGGTGCTCTCATTAGCCTAGGAGTTCTCTTGAATCCACTGTACAAAAGAGTAAAACATTTTATGCAATGGATGGAGCGCTTCATGCGTGACTGGGAAGGCGAAGAGGCTGCACCAGGCAGAGATGAAGTTCCAGGAGTGATGCAGCGCCTCAACAAACTAGATGGCGAACTAAGTCAAAATGGCGGTAAGTCTACAAAAGACACTGTCAACAAACTCTATGCAAACCAAGAATTGGTTATGGAGGCCTTTGTAGAGATGGGCGAAAGATTAATCGCTATTGAAAATTGCCTAAACAAATCTGAGGTTAATACTCCAAATCCCGTTAATTAAGGGAAGATAGACCCATGAGTAACCTTAGTGGCGTGCAGTTTCAATCAAAAGACTGGAATCCGTTTCTAGCGGCTGGTAATTTAATTGACAAATTTACGCCAAAACCTGAGAAGGATAAGCACTACTC